TGTGAGAGGAAAGTTCCAAGGTGTAAGTCTCCTTGGTGGTGGTTCTTTCAACTATGACTTGTTGGAAGAAGGAAGACAAGAAAAAGACAAACTTGAGGAAGAGCTCAAGACGGGTGCAAGCCCGGGTTGGGATTCGGATCCTTGTATCTTCATTGTTGGGTAATGCCTCGTAGAAAAAAGAGTCCATACAAACAGGGCATCTACAAGCCAATTCATCCTGATAAGTTCATTGGTGAAACTGCAACATATCGATCAGGACTTGAATTAAGGTTCATGAAGTTCTGTGACACCAACCCCAAAGTGATCAAATGGGGTAGTGAATGCTTCATCATTCCTTACCGTCACCCAAGTGGGAGAATGCGAAGATACTTCGTGGACAACTTTGTACTGATTAAGGAGGGAGAGTCTGTAGGGAAGTATTTGATTGAAATCAAACCATCTAGACAGACTCAACCACCTACTACTAAATACAAGAAGAAAGAACACCTGATCTATGAACAGGTACAGTGGGCTGTAAATCAAGCAAAGTGGGAGGCATGTAAAGAGTATTGTAATAAACGAGGGATGAAATTTCTTATCCTGACAGAAAAAGACTTAAAACCTGAGTAACCGGAAGATTATCTATACTTCCGTATAAATATTTGTATGTCAGTTACGCTCAACTTGGTGACCGAGCCAAATTCTGTTCCTGTAGATGAGTTCGAATACATCTTCGAGGAGACAAACAGAAATTCGCCATCTTCGTTGTATATCAAAGGACCTTATCTCGGAGCAGAAGTTGTTAATAAAAATAAACGTAAATACCCGATTGACGAACTTAGGCCTGAGGTTGACAGATACATTAACGAAATGGTAAGAACAGGGCGCGCAATGGGTGAACTAAACCACCCAACTACAGCGGAAGTTGATCTCGAGCGTGCGTGCCATTTAATTACAGAACTTTCAGAAAATGGTAATGTGTTTTATGGTAAGTCGAAAATTTTGACAACACCATGCGGCCACATTACAAGGTGTCTTATTCAAGATGGTGTGAAAGTAGGTATGTCTTCGAGATCGCTCGGAACATTAGAAGAGCATTCTGATTACAATACAGTTAAAAACTTAAAGATCATTGCAATTGACTGTGTCGCTGATCCTTCCTATTCAGAGGCATTTGTTAACGGTATCCTCGAATCAAAGCAGTGGGTATTACAAGACAATGGTAAATTTGAGGAAGTATATGAAAGGTTCGAAAAAGGTATTAAAGACTTACCAAGTAAGGGTGTCGAGGCTCACTTACGCGAGCAAATCATCAAGTTCATTGAAAGTTTCTAATAAATACCATTATGAGCAAGGTCAAGAGAAAGAGAATGCTTAAAGAACGTCGCACAATCGCTCGTTTCGTAAATGCTATCTCGAACAAAAGTTACGCTAAAGCTAATAAATATTTATCGAACGTTGTTAATGAACGAATCAAACAGCGTATAAACCGACAACTTGACAAACCACTTTTCTAATATGAAATTAAAAGAACTACTTAATGAAGAGACCTTAAAGGTTTTCTCTAATGAATCTATCGAAGCTATTGAAAAAGCTTTGAAGCAAAAAGTTGAACTTGTGAAGGAAGCAGTTCTTTCGCAACAAGACGAAGAATATGCTACAAAGCTTACAAAGCTACTTGAGACAATTGACAAAGATTGTACGGTCAAACTTAAGAGAGTGGTTGAAGCTATTGATAAGTCAAGTACAAAAAAGCTCAAGTTAATTGTCAGTCGTTATGAAAAACTTTTGAATGAAGATGCCAAGAAATTCAAGGGTAAGTTAGTAGGTAGTTTGTCGCAATTCATCGACAAATACATTGATAATGCAATTCCTGCTGAAGCTATCAATGAAGCAGTTCGAAATAAGACAGCAACAAACGTGCTCAAAAATCTTCGCGAAGTGTTGTCAGTCAATAGTGCTTTAATGAAAGAGTCTGTCAAAGACGCACTCCAAGATGGTAAAGCACAACTTGATGAACTTCACTCAGTGGTTGCTAAGCTCCGTAAGAACAACAAGCTTCTTACAGAGAAAGCAGACAAAGCTGAAGCAAGATTGTTACTTGAGAAGAAGACAGCTGGTATGTCTCCTGCACGCAAAAAGCACATCATGAAGACTCTTGGTGATAAACCGCTTGAGTATATCCGAGAGAACTTCGATTACGCTAAAGAGTTGATCGTCAAGAACGAGAAGAAAACTGAGAGAACGCTTCAAACTGAAGCATTCAAGAAGCGTAAGATCAAATCAGATAGAGTGGTTGTTGAGAAGACACAGCCTAAATCTGAAGAAGAACAAGCTGTCGACCCGTACATTAGTGAGCTTAAGAAGTTCGGCTAAGATACATAAGTACTGGTAACAACAATTTTTCGTCTCTAATGAGGCTCACGAGAGCCTGAGCTGTCAGGAAGGAATATAAGCATGAAAGAAAAAGCTAAAGTCAATTATATTCATGAAGATGCGGCAGATCGTCTTCTTAAGAAGTGGGGTCCAATCCTCGACTTCAAGAGCAAGACAATCGCTCCGATTGAGGACGACCGCACTCGCTTGAATACTGCCATGGTCTTGGAAAGCCAAGAGAAGTGGTGTATTGAAGAAGCTAATACCGCTGGTTATGGTGGTGCTTTTGGTTCCGGTGCTACACAGAATGCGATTTACTCACCACCAGGAACGGTAACGTCCGGTGACACGTACGCAACTGGTGACGCCAGATTGCCTAAGGTACTGATCCCAATGATCCGTCGTACTTTCCCTGAACTTATTTCCAACGAGATCGTCGGTGTTCAGCCAATGTCAGGTCCGGTAGGACTTGCATTTGCACTCCGCTACAGATACAACTCAACCGGCCTCGGTAACGGGGGTGTTGACGTTGGTAGTGGTACTGCTCGTGACCCAAATCCACATACTACATTTACCAATGCAGTAAGTAGTGAATTAGGTTACCAGTTCTTGGACACTAGATTCACAGGTACCTCTTCTAGCCGCCTCAGTGGTGGTGCGGGTGGTACTTGGAACTTCCCTGCCCAAGATCAGGGTGTTGCTGAGATTTTGAAGAACTTCGAAATCCAAAACAACATTCCTCAAGTGGACGTCAGCTTCGAGAAGACCGCTGTTGAAGCAGGTACTCGTAGATTAGGTGCACGTTGGTCAGTTGAACTTGAACAAGACCTCAAAAACATGAACGGTATCGATATTGATGCTGAGATTACGAACGCTATGTCGTACGAAATCCAAGCTGAGATCGACCGTGAAATGATCATGAGAATGGTTCAAGCCAGCTTCAACGGTGGTGCCGGTTACGGTTACAGCTTCTGGGCGCCTGCTTCTGCTGATGCACGCTGGTTGGGTGAGAGAGGCCGCGATTTCTACCAAAGACTTATCATCGAAGCAAACAGACTTGCTGTTCGTAACCGTCGTGGTGCTGCCAACTTCATCGTTGGTACTCCTCGTGTGGTAGCTATCCTTGAGATTCTTCCAGAATTCCAGTGGATGCCTGTCCAGGGTAACGTTAATACACAGCCAGTAGGTGTTGCTAAAGTTGGTATGCTTGGTGGTCGTTTTGCGGTATATCGTGACACTCGTACAGAAGCACAGAACCAGACGTTGTACAATGACCAAGGTTATTCAGTCAGACATGACGGTACAGCGTACACCCAAGGTGTTGAATATGCGCTTCTTGGATACAAAGGTCCAGAGTACTACGACACAGGTATTATCTACTGCCCATACATTCCTATCATGGTTCAAAGAACTATTGGTCCTAACGACTTCGCTCCTAGAGTGGGTCTCTTGACAAGATACGGTGTCGTAGATAACATCTTCGGAAGTGACCTCTACTACCACACTATCATTGTCCAAGGTCTCGGTGTTGCATTTACACCAGGTAACCAGAGCGTCTACTTTTAATTAAGAGATGTTAAATAGTTCTTTAGCTAAGATAGCTTAAGTGTATTTAGGAAAGCTTCAGAAATGGAGCTTTCCGTTTACCTCCACAACCAACAATCAATCAATATACATGCATTTGTACATCATTATCAATAATATCAATGGCAAAGTCTATGGTGGAATGACCACAAAGACTGGATGGGAGTATGATCGATACATGGGATCTGGTAAGATTATCCAACAAGC